CCCTCGCTGATCGGATCGGGCGTTGCCCAGGTCTGGAAACCGGGCCTGTCCTGGCGCCAGCGCTTCGTCCAGTGGATCGTCGGCTCCACGGTCAGCTTCTACGCGACCCAGGCCATCATCGAATTCACCGGCTGGAATGAATTCATCGCGCAGTCGATCGGCTTCGGCATCGCCCTGATCGCCTTCGACGCCACCCCCCGCCTGATCGGCGCGACGTCCGACGCGCTCGCCCGCATCCCCGTCGATCTGGCTGACCGCTTCACCAAAAAGAGGCCCTAAGACCCATGCGCATCATCAACCGCATCACCATCCATTGCACCGCGACCCGCGTCGGCCGCACCTATACGGTCGAGGATATCGATCGCGATCACAAGGCGCGGGGCTTCGGCGCCGGCGCGTCGCGCCCCTGCGGCTATCATTATGTCATCTACGCCGATGGCACCGTGCATAAAGGCCGCCGCGAAGATGAGATCGGCGCCAATGCCGCCGGCTATAACAGCAACTCGATTGGCATCGTCTATGTCGGCGGCCTCGACGCCGCCGGCAAGCCGCAAGACACTCGCACCCCGGCCCAGAAAGCCGCCCTGGCCGCGCTGGTCCGCGATGTTGCTGGCCGGCATAAGGTGCCGCCCTCGCGCATCCTCGGCCACCGCGATCTGTCGCCCGACAAGAACGGCAATGGCAGGGTCGATCCGTTCGAATGGACCAAGCAATGCCCCTGTTTCGACGTCCAGCCCGAAGTCGCGGGCTGGCTTGCTGGAGGCTGATCCATGACGAAGCTGATCGCGATTGCAAAAACCGCATGGGGGCTGCTGACAGGCTCCCGCGAAACCGTCCTGCTGATCGCCATCGCGGGCGCGGCGGCGGCGCTCTACGCCTGGGGCGCCACCGCGCGCAAGGATCGCGATCAGCTTCAGGCCTGGGCGGAAAAGGCCTGCCTCTCCGCCGGTGCCCAATTTTCCGGCGCCGGGAAAAAGGTCGATGCCTGCGCCCAGCGCATTGCGGACCTGGTCGCCTATGAGCGCCAATCGCAGGCCGTGACCAACACCATCCTTGGCGACGCCGCCCAGCGCCAGGCCACGAAATCGGCCGCCGACACCGCCCTTGCCAAAACCCAAGCCGCTCGCCGCACGGATGCCGCCGCGCAGATGGAGAAAGCCGATGCCCAGATTGCCCCGGATAATCGCGTTGGGCCTGATTGGTTCGATAGCGTCAATCGCGTTGCAGGGCTGCGCGCGCCAGGTAGTTGACCGGCCCGCTCCGCCCGTCGTCGCGATCGAGGTCAGGGACACGCCGCCGGCGGACCTACTGACCTGCCCCGCCGCGCCCGCTGGCTTCGCCGCCGACGCACAAGCGGAAATCCCGCCCGCTGTCCGCTCCGCCATCGTCCGCATCGCCACGGCGCTTGCCGCCGCGCGCGACCAGCTGGTGCGCCTGGTGCGCTGGCATAGCCCCGGCGCCTGTGAGGATGCCGGCTGATGCGCAAGGCCGATAGCCTGCGGCGCTGGCTGACCGCGTTCCTGCCCGAATTGGCGACCCATGCTGACCGCCTTCAGATCTATGTCGAGGGCGGCAACATCATGACGCGCAAGTCCGCGACGCTGTCCTTCGTCTATGCCTATACGCTCAAAGCCCTCTTTACCGATTTCGCCGGCGACAGCGACCGGCTGATGGTCCCGGTCCTGGCATGGATCGAGAAGGAACAACCCCAGCTGCTCGCTCGTACCGACAGCCAACCCTTTTCCTTCGAAGCCGAATTGCTCGACGGCGATCTGTCCGACGTCGAACTGTCGATCGATCTGACCGAAACCGTCCTGGTCATCCCCCGCGCCGATGGCAGCGGCTATGATGTCACCCACCCGGAGGAACCGACCTTCAATCAATTTGATGGCGTCACCTCGTCTTTCTGGCAGGGCTTCGGGGGGACCGAACTGCTGGCGCAAACCGATGATCCCGACGCGGTGCTGACCCCGGCGGTGCCGCCGGCGGCATGAGCGACGACCTAACCGAAATCGAGCGGATCGCGGGAAGCCTGCTGCGAGGCCTGTCGTCGGGCCAGCGCCGCGCCCTCATGCGCCGCATGGCCCGCGAACTGGCGGTCAGCCAGCGCGAGCGCATCACCGCTCAACGGCAACCCGACGGGTCCGCCTTTGAAGCGCGCAAAAAGAAGGAACCGCCGGTGACGGGCCGGGACGCGGCCTGTTTCCTCTATCCCGCCGGCGGGGGCGGGCCGCCGCGCCGCGTCATCATGAAGAGTTTCACCTGGGGCGGGTCATCTGGGGGCGGGGGCCAGATGATGACCGGCTTCGATATCGAGGCCGGCGCGATCCGTTCGTTCGAATTCGGCAAGGTCGTCAAATGGCTTCCGGTACCGGAAGAATATCGCAACGCCGGCGGCGGCAAGCTGCGCCGGCGCGGCGGCCTGCGGCGCAAGGCCATGTTCCGCCGCCTCGCCAGTTCGCGGTTCATGAAGACCGGCACGGATGACCAGGGCTTCTGGATCGGCTTTTCCGGCAAGGTGTCGCAGATCGCCGGCGTCCACCAATACGGCCTGCGCGACAAGCCATCGCTGCGCGCGAAAGCCGTCCCCTATCCCCAGCGCGAATTGCTCGGCGCCACGCTGGCAGATCGGGAACGGCTGCTGGATTTGCTTTATTCGCGCTTCGCCGGTGCTTAAATGCCTCTCAGTCGACAAATCCCCCATGTTGATCAACAAGAAAAATGTCTAGTTTGCCTGGCCGGAAGAATGCTGTCGGCAAACCTGACATCCGCTGCCCGGATGCGTTCGAGCCAAGGGCAAAAACGCGAGCGGTGCGCTTTACTTTTCCGCGCCATTTGTAATCGCACATTACAACGAGCGAGATTATACCCACGACCGGCGCGCCAACGACCGGTACAGTGTTTAGGTGAGACTTGCGAAATTCGATAAACGTACCGATCGACGTCTGGTCGGTAGGAATAACATACACTGCGTCGTCGCCGTTCGATCGCCTTTCAGAGTGGAAAATTTCATCTAGCTGATGCGACAAGTCGACGACGTCAAAGGGATCATAGGTTAACCAACTTCGAGAGATAAGAACGTCTGAGGCAAGTGACTTGCCCTTGTTTTCGATTCCTAGTTTCAAACGAACAATGATGGTGTCAGCATCCATTTGCATAAAGGCATTTTCGACATCAGCAGAGATGAGAAGCCAAGGGCGCAGATCGGTATCAGCAACTTCCTTTTCATGGTCCAGCGCCAGATTGCTTTGCCTGATCGTCAAAACCACAAAAGCGATGCCGATAATGCTAATAGGCAATTGAGCAACTGCAGCTATCGCGGACCAGAGTGCGTATTTCGTGGCGCCTTCCTGCGCTATTAGCCCCCGCTGAGCAATATCGCTCGGACGTTGATGCTGAACCGCAACTTGCAATGCTGATTGCTGGCCAATGGCATAAATGAAGCCGCCAACGAAAAACAGTTCGACAGCGACAAACATCGTTATCGCCAATATTTTAGACTTCACCGTAGCCCCCGTCAAAATCCGCCGAAATGGCTTGGTGAATGTGAAGCGCCGTTGCAAGCATTCAACAATCCGCCTGCGCATTTGTAGAGGCCGCCTCTACAAATGCAGGCGGTAGCGCGGCCCATGACCCCCGCCCGACATGGGCGCCATGGCCGATGCAACTTATACCGCCGTTGATCTGTCGCGCCTTCCCGCGCCGGACATTATCGAGGCTTTGGATTTCGAAACGATCCAGGCCGACGCCGTCGCGCGCATGGTCGAACTCATGCCCGACTTCGAAAACCGCGACAGCGATCCGGTCACGAAGCTGTTGCAGGTCGTTTCCTACATCGTCCAGCTGGTCCGCCAGCGCGTCAACGATGCCGCCCGCGCAGTCATGCCGGCCTATGCCGTGGGTGCCGACCTGGACAATATCGCTGCTTTGTTCGGCATCACCCGCCTGACAATCACGCCGGCGGATACCGTGCTGGGCATCCCGGCGGTCATGGAAAGCGACACGGATTTCCGCCGCCGCATGGTGCTGGCACCCGAAGGCTATTCGGTCGCGGGGCCGGAAGGCGCCTATATCTTCCACGCCCTTTCCGCCGATGGCGACGTGCTGGATGCCAGCGCGACCAGCCCCGACCCCGGCGAAGTCCTGGTTTCGATCCTATCCCGCACCGGCTCCGGTGCCGCTTCCCCGGAACTGATCGCGACGATCGCCGCCTATGTGTCGGACGAAACGCGCCGCCCGCTGACCGACTTCGTCACGGTCCAGTCCGCCGATATCGTGGAATATGACGTCGTCGCCACCCTGACGACCTTCAGCGGTCCTGATGGGGGCGTTGTCCTGGCGGCCGCGCAGGCAAGCCTGGATGCCTATGTCGAGTCCAGCCACCGCCTCGGCCGCGACATCACCCGTTCGGCCCTCTTCGCCGCCCTGCATGTCGAGGGCGTCCAGAATGTCGTCCTGACGTCGCCGGCGGCCGACATCGTCATCTCGCGGACCCAGGCACCCTACTGCACCGGCACGACCGTCAACTACGCGGGGACGGGCGAATGACATATCCGTCGCTGCTGCCCCCCGGCTCTACCGCGCTGGAAAAGGCGGTGGAACAGGTCGCCGCCGGCCTGCTCGATATCCCGACGCCGATCCGCGACGTCTGGTCGCCCGACAGCTGCCCCATCGGACTGCTGCCCTGGCTCGCCTGGGGCCTGTCCCTTGACAACTGGTCGTCCGATTGGGCCGACGCCATCAA